CACTCTTTCCCTACACGACGCTCTTCCGATCTTGTTCTCTGGTTATCCGCAGAGCTGGCGGTGATAGCCTGACTGTTTTCGGTGGCGATAAGGGCGATAAAACGAAGGTGGAGGAAATCCTGCAGGAAACATGGGAAAGCGCTGACGACTGGTTTTATTAATTTTTTGGGTATTACTTTGTCCCGTTTGCATGGGGGAGTTTAAGTGGAAGAGAAAGTAGAATTGCCCAAAAAAGGCTACGCAGTCATCAGATGTCACGATGGGGTCATCGTTGCCAGACTGCAATCATTTCCAGAATGTGAACGTGCTCTGATGTACCGGCGCGGCAGCATGGTGTCTTTCATGCCTCTTCAGGATGATGAAATTATTGGTACACCAACGTTGTTTACTCAGATGCTGGAAAGGGCTGGTTATCGCGTTACCCAGAATTCTGTTACACTCCCGTCATAGGCCTGAACAACCTATACCTGCTGCGCCACAGGAGAAAAGCCCCATGGCGCAAGATCAATTCAAGCAATCCCACATACTGACGTTAACTAACGTCAGCGATTTTCTTTTTGCCGCATCCAGAGGTGCGTTATGAAGAAAAGCTGGTTTCAACATACCCAACTCACCACTGAGCAGGCTGACGAACTGGAAGCCCGCTATCACGCAAAGCAGATTAAGACCGAGCGTAGCCTGGATAATGACTTCGTTCACTGGACGATCAGCGCGTTCTTGCCAGAAGTATCTAAGCCTCCGCGTCAGGACAGAACCTGGCAACAACGGATCTGGAGGTGAATGTGAAAGTCTACGATATCACCCCAATGGGCAAGCCCAGAATGACGCGCGCTGACAAATGGAAAAAGCGCCCCGAGGTTCTGCGTTACCGGGCTTTCTGTGATGAAGTTCGTCTGCAGGGTGTTGAGCTGCCGGAAAGCGGTTCGCATGTCACCTTCATTCTTCCGATGCCAGTGAGCTGGAGCAAAAAGAAAAGGGCTGAATTCAACGGTAAACCACACCAGACAAAACCTGATTTCGACAACATGATGAAAGCCCTGATGGATGCCATTTACGAAGATGATGCTCACATCTGGGACTCACGCGTCACTAAATTATGGGGAGAGAGGGGACAAATTATTATCGGGGAGATAGCAGAATGAGGGCGCTGCTTAAACCCGTGGTTGCACGTGAGCTTGGAATTGTGCTGCTAAAGCCGGGCAGTGAGCTGATGTCATTATTCAGTTGTGAGCGAGTGCTGGTGGAAAGCCAGCCGGCAGGCATGGAACGGTTGCCTGCTGGCCGTGTTCCTGACGTTCGCCAGCCGCTTGCCAGTAACGAGTCTCTGTGGCCATTCTTCCTGAATGAAAAGATTATAAAGGCTGCTGGTGGGTTTGGTGGTCTTGATTACTGGCTTATGCGTTATGGCGGTAACTGCTGCCAGTGGCCACACAGTGATTATCATTATCATGAGTTAACCATCCTGCATCATGAACCCGGATCGGTTCTTCTGTGTGGGCATTGTGATAACCATCTGCGTGACCACTACAGCGAGCAACTTGCAGAACTGGCGAGACGTAATGTTATTAACTGGATTATCAATAGCATTATGGTGGCGCTTAATCAGGATCCATCCAGAGAACTGTCGCTTGCGGAGCTTTGCTGGTGGGCGGTACGTATGGGGGTTACCGACGCAATTCCCGAATCAGTAGCCTGCCGGGCGCTTCGTATTCCTTCAGAAGAGCATCAGCCAGTCATGCGTGAATGCGATATCGAACCTGGCGTGTCCTCCACCAGCATCATTACAGCTAAAGCCAGCACAATACCCGTGAACTTGCCACCAGCGCAGGTACTTGCGGTTAAGCCCATAGTTGGTGTTCTGGTCGATCCTGAGTCCCCGCAAACCTATATGAAACGTCCAAAGCGGGTCCGCTGGACGGCCCCCAGGTATCTGGAATGGATTAAAACACAACCCTGCGAATGCTGCGGTAAACCATCAGATGACCCACACCATTTAATTGGCTGGGGGCAGGGAGGAATGGCAACAAAGGCGCATGATATTTTTGCGATCCCCCTGTGCCGCCAGTGCCATACAGAACTACATAACGACCCGGTGAAGTTTGAGCAAAAAAAAGTTCCTCAGCCGGTAATGATAATCAGAGTGCTGGATCGGGCTTATGGGCTCGGCGTTCTGACGTAAGGAGATAATTGATGCGTGATATGTATGAAGTTATGGATCGTTGGGGCGCCTGGGCTGCGGCTGACAGCAGCGGTGTAGACTGGCAACCAATAGCTGCTGGTTTTAAAGGTTTACTGCCGCATGGTAAAAAGTCGCGTCTTCAGTGTGATGATGATGTAGGCATCATGATTGATGGTTGTGTAGCACGTTTAAAGAAGTATAAGCCGGAGGAATATGAACTTATAATTGCTCACTTTGTGATTGGTATTTCTCTCAGAGCTATAGCGAAGAAGAGAAAATGTTCAGATGGAACCGTACGCAAAGATCTTCAAACAGCGATAGGCTTTGTAGACGGTTGTATCTGTATGCTGACTATTTGATACAAAGCGCCAAAGCTGGCGCTTTAGTATTAGTAAGGGAAGTTAACCTGCAAGGCCTTAGCAGCATCTTTTACAACATCATCGTTCCCCCTGGTGGGGAATACAAAGTTATCTTTACTCTGAAGCAGATGATTCATTACATAGTAAAGGGATAGCATTTCATAAAGCATAGCCTTTTCAATACTTAGACAATCGAAATTTTGGGTATTAAAAATTTCCAGCACTTTCTTTCGTTTTTCGGCAATATTTGACTCGAGATCCAGGATTCTTTTATAGGCCTTGCGTTGAGATGGTGTCGAATGTTGATAGATTTCAATTATATGTTTCTCAAGCACTAAAAAATCTATAGGCGCAGGAAGGCTAATGTGAACAAAGTTGTCAGGTTTGGTCTTTCTTGTTTTAATACTTTTATCGACAGTTTTTATGCCTTTTGCTAGATCGTTGAACTCATCTTGAAGTTCTGCTGATATATCAAGCTTTAATTGGTTAATTTTTGATTTATGTTTGAGTGACTCTACGAGTGGAGTAAAGAGCACCCCTAAAGCAAATGTCACTAAAGGAACTAAATATTTGAGATCTTCCACGGTTTTTTCCTGTTAATTTTTGAAAAATTTTACTAACGCGTACGCATTAAATCAATTATTGTGTTAAGAGTGGTCACGAAGACACCGTGCTTATCAATCCAAACGCTTGCTTTGACGGGGTTTTTAATTTCTGATGTTATCATTTAGTTAGTGTTTCTTTTACAGAAAAGCGGGTATCATCTACTAACTATTTTATTGATAATCTAGCCTGTGAAGTCTGGCTTACTTTTATGCATACCGAATTATCCGTAGCGAATATGATGTGAAGGCATATCAGTCGATAACTGACTAGTATCTGTGGTTTTCTGCGATAAATCACTTTTTGCTTTGATTCATACTACAGTTTCAGTTTCGTTGAGGTTGGTATGAAAGAAGGGTATTACTGGATTCAACATGTAGGCATTATACAGGTGGTGTATTACACGAATGACACTGTAGATGATCTAGAGACAGGTAAAACAATCACAGGTGTCTGGCATCTGACCAGAGGCGATGACATTTGCCATAACGGTGAAACGGAGGTGTTAGAAGGTCCTCTCACACCACCAATGTAAACAACCGTACTTACTTCAAGGCTGCCGCATGGTGGCCTTTTTCATTTCAGGCTCACGGGAATTATCCGCTACGTGCTTTGTTGATAAATCCAACCCGTGAAGCCTGACTCTTTAATCACACACAACACCATCCGAAAAATCGGAGGTAGGGCTATGACCAGAATGAGCACCATTTACAGCAGACTTTCATATGGAACAGGAACTACGCTGACCGGCTGCGGTGTATCAGCGAAGGCATATGCCGAAACAGCTAAAACAGCAAAAGAGGTGTCCTGGATGTTGGCCGACAGAATTGCAGGGTTAAGCCTGAGCGACTGGGCAATTATTGTCGGTATCGCCTGCACCGTTATCACCTGTGCAGTGAACTGGTATTACCGGCAAAAGGAAAGGGAGGACCGGCTTAATGGCAATGTCACCAAAGCTGAAGAATAAACTGAGCGCAGCGGTCGTTGGTCTGATTCTTGCCGGGGCTTCCGCACCTGTGATTCTCGATCAGTTTCTCGATGAGAAAGAGGGTAATAGTCTGACCGCGTATCGCGACGGCGGAGGGCTCTGGACGATTTGCCGTGGCGCCACGATGGTTGATGGTAAGCCAGTAGTTCAGGGCATGAAGCTGTCTGCTGAGAAATGCGCCCAGGTGAACGCCATAGAACGCGACAAGGCGCTGGCGTGGGTTGATCGAAATATCAAAGTACCACTGACCGAACCACAGAAAGCCGGGATTGCGTCTTTCTGCCCATACAACATCGGCCCCGGAAAATGTTTCCCGTCTACGTTCTATAAGCGAATTAATGCTGGCGACCGTAGAGGTGCCTGTGAAGCGATCCGCTGGTGGATTAAAGACGGCGGCCGCGATTGTCGCCTGACCAAAGGCCAGAAAAATGGCTGCTATGGTCAGGTAGAACGGCGCGACCAGGAAAGCGCGTTGACGTGCTGGGGGATAGATCAGTGACAGGCACATTAAAAATGCTCATCGCTGGCAGCTTGTTCCTGATTATTTCCGCTTTAGCGATTCTCCTGTCGTTCAGCCGTTCCGATCTGGCGATAGCAGAACGAGATGCGAAAGTGCTACGCAGTGACAACGCACTACAGGGGCAGGTGATTGCCACACAGGCTTTCAATTTCAGTCGCTTTAACAAGGTAGCAGTAGAGACTGGAAGATTAAATTCCTTGATAGATGTTGATACTAACAAAACCGTAATTAAATACCGCGAGATCCTCCAAAGTGAAAAAACATGTGATCTGCCTGTTCCTAGTGGCATTGCTAACGGGCTGCTCCAATACACGACCCGTTTACGTTCCAACGCCTTGCACGCCGATACCAGCGGAACTGACCAAGCCGATGATCGTACCATTTCCACCAGCACCCTAACTTACTGTCAGGCCGTTCTCTGGATTGAACCCCTATTGGCTGTAATAGAAAGTGGAAATAACCAGTTAACAAGCATTCGAACTATTGAGCAGATAAGAAATGAGAATAAAAACAAATGATAGATTGAACGTGAGCGAACTCCTGCCGCTAAACATTTAATAGATGGTACTAGTTTACTTTTATGCAACATGTTATGCATAATACAGCTAAGACTACCGAGAACGTTTAGGGATTAAGTTATAATATGAGCATTGATAAAATTAAGTTGGTTGGAAACGAAAAGTGGGAGCCATTAAAAGGCTTAAATGTTCAGTTTTATATGGATTCAAGTACTGGTAAGTTTAAGGTAATATCGACATATAATGATATGTTGATTAAATCTGTTATCCTTGAAGGAGGGGTTGCTGCTAGAGCTTCATCACTTTCTCTAATACTCAGAGATCTCGAAAGTGCGTATGGCTGGTATAAGCGAGCCTTAGAAATAGTTCAGAGTGATAGTATCAAGAATGATTCAGATGATGATTATATAGAGATTGATAATTTATCTATTTCGAGCGAAGCCAGGGCTTTTTTTGTAGCGAGTATAACGTTTTACGGTAAAGCTTTCACTGAGGCTGTAGGTAGAAAGCTGAAGATGGAAAAAAAATGGTTGGACCCAAGATTTCATGAAATGCATGATACTTTTATCGAGTATAGGCATAATTTCGCTGCACATAGTGGAAGTGAATCATTTGAACATGCTAAAACAATATTGATTCTGGTTCCTCACAAATCCAGAGGGCTTGTTTATCAACCTATGACAGTTCGTGGTCAATTAAGTGTTGTTATAACACCAGATAGTAATGTGAATGAACTCTTTGAGCATGCTATCGAAACTGTAACCAAAAAATATACAGAAACATTGGAAAGAATTAGAAAGTATGTATTTACTATGCCAGGTAATTACTGGGTGACTGCTGCTGGAGGTAACGGGGTAGTCAATCTTGATGTGGCAATAAAAAATAAAAAATAATCTGCTTAATGATATGGGTGTTATTTAATTAATGCCCTCAAAGAATGTTATATGAATGATCATTTGATTGGGTCCTCCTAGCGATTGTGAACACCGAGGGGGCGAGGACACGCGGAAAACGGCTGGTTTTTTGCATTTTATCGGCATCATCATCATTCCCTTAACTTGTTGATATTTCAGTCGTGAAATTATTCACGATGTCGAAATGGTTAAATATTGTTCATCATCATGGATAACGAACTGAAAAACCTTCGCCTCAATATCAATCAGCTGGCAGCGGTGACCGATCTTCATCGTCAGACGGTCTCCAGCAGGCTGAATAACGTTGAGCCTGCTCCGGGCAGTAATTCTCGTCTCAAGCTTTATTCTGTTGTCGATATTCTCCGGGAACTGCTGGGCCGGACCACGGCACCCGAGCTGGTGGATATCGATAAGATGTTACCGCCGGATCGTAAGGCATGGTTTCAGTCTGAACGCGAGAGGCTTAAATTCCAGCAGGAAACAGGTGAGTTAATCCCGGCATCGACAGTGACCCGAGAATTTTCATCGATGGCAAAAGCCGTCGTTCAGGTGCTGGAAACGCTGCCGGATATTCTTGAACGTGATTGCGCGATGACGCCTGCAGCTGTCGTTCGGGTGCAAAAAGTCATTGATGACCTGCGGGATCAGATAGCCCTGAAGGTTGAGCAGGCAGATACACCGGAACAGGAGGACAGTTCGCCAGAAGAGGAGTAAGCCATGCGACAGGCCACGGCGGCGGAGCTAAGAAAAAACACTGCCGGGATCATCAGAGCACCGCGCCGAATGCCTGTAGCCGAAGCCGTACATAAATATATGCGTGTTCCGGTCGGCGTGGGTAACTCCGTTGAGTGGGATCCTAATCTTGCCCCTTATGTTGTGGAGCCGATGAACTGCCTGGCATCACGCGAATATGATGCTGTCATTTTTGTTGGCCCTGCCCGAACGGGTAAAACCATTGGTCTGATTGATGGCTGGGTGGTGTACAACGTTGTCTGCGATCCGTCTGACATGCTCATCATTCAGATGACGGAAGAGAAAGCGCGCGAACATTCAAAAAAACGTCTGGCCCGAACATTTCGTGTCAGCCCGGAGGTGGCATGCCGGCTGAGTCCCTCACGCAATGACAACAACGTGCATGACCGGACTTTCCTTGCCGGGAACTACCTGAAGATAGGCTGGCCGTCTATCAACATCATGTCATCCTCAGATTTTAAGTGTGTGGCGCTGACGGATTACGATCGCTTCCCGGAAGATATCGACGGGGAAGGGGACGGATTTTCGCTTGCTTCAAAACGTACCACCACCTTTATGTCGGCGGGGATGACGCTGGTCGAGAGTTCACCGGGCAGGGAAATCACCAATACGAAGTGGCGGAGAAAGTCACCTCACGAAGCCCCTCCCACGACCGGGATCCTGTCTTTATATAACCGCGGCGATCGTCGCCGCTGGTACTGGCCATGTCCACATTGCGGGGAATACTTTCAACCGGCCATGGAGGCGATGACAGGCTACCGGGAAACGTCTGACCCGGTAAAGGCCAGTGAAGCGGCGCATATTGATTGTCCGCATTGTAGCGGCATGATTACCGCCGACAGGAAGCGGGAACTGAACGGAAAGGGTGTCTGGTTGAGAGAGGGACAGACTATCGACCGTGAGGGCAACATCACCGGAGAAGCCCGACGCTCGCGCATTGCCTCGTTCTGGATGGAGGGACCAGCGGCGGCATACCAGACATGGGCGCAACTGGTCTACAAATTACTGACGGCGGAACAGGACTATGAGGCCACCGGAAGCGAAGAAACGCTCAAGACGGTAATTAATACTGACTGGGGGCTTCCTTATCTTCCCCGTGCAGCCAGTGAGCAGCGACGTGCTGACGTGTTGATGCTGCGGGCAGAAGATTATGGCAAACGACTTGTGCCGCCGAAAGTCCGTTTTCTTCTGGCGTCGGTGGATGTGCAGGGTGGGAAGAAGCGCCGTTTTGTCGTCCAGATCATCGGGTACGGTGAAAACGGCGAACGCTGGCTGGTGGACCGCTATAACATCCGCCAGTCCCTGCGTTGTGATGAAAATGGTGAGGCACAGCAGGTGCATCCCGGATCCTATCCGGAAGACTGGCAACTGCTCATCACGGATGTCCTCGAAAAAACCTATGCATTGCAGTCAGACCCTTCACGACGGATGCCCATTCTTGCTATGGCTGTCGACAGCGGCGGGGAAGATGGGGTAACGGATAACGCCTATAAATTCTGGCGCCAGTGTCGTCGTGACGGACTGGGTAAACGGGTTTACCTGATAAAAGGTGACAGCACCCGACGCCAGAAAATCATTACCAAAACGCACCCTGACAACACAGGCCGAAGCGATCGCCGGGCGGATGCGCGTGGTGAGGTTCCGGTATATCTGTTGCAGACAGACCTGCTGAAAGATCAGCTCAGTAACAACCTTGAGCGTGAAACACCCGGTGCCGGGTATATCCATTTTCCTGACTGAGATCGGAAGAGCGTCGTGTAGGGAAAGAG